CGAACTACCAAATAAAATAATCCGTGCTATAAATAGTATTGTGATGGATTCATCACATCATCGTTCATCCCTTCGGGGACGCAAGTAAGTCGCGGAACGGAGCCGTTCATCCCATGCTAGAACTATTATTCTATACAACACTCACCTGTACTCAAACTGATGCTATCATGCTGAAGATTGAGAGGAATAGTAATATTGATAATACTATTAAAGTTGAGTTGATTGAGACCCTTAAGGACTCATCACCCGAATGTGAGTGGTACTGGGACGCACACGACTGAAGGAACGGGGGAATAAACCACCCTAACTTCAGGAGAAAACACATGAACACACTTACTTTGATCAAAGGTCAAATTGAGAAAGCAGCACGTCTTCACAATGCTCAGATTACTCACACATCATACCGTGGTGTTGAGTATTCTACCCGTTGTGTAGAGAACAAGGAGTCACATGGCACCTTCTGCTATCGTGGTCGTACTTACACCAAATAGCATCTTAAATATCTTAAGATGATAACAAAGCACCCTTATGGGTGCTTTTCTAGTATAATAAATACTGAAAACCTACACAGGAGAGTCATGAAAATCTTTCTGGACTGTTCTGATCCTGAACTTATTGCCCAAGCATTCGAGACTGGTCTAATCGACGGAGTGACCACTAACCCCAGTCTCATGCTTAAAGCAGGCGAAGACCCTAAGAGTGTTATCAAGGAGATCTCAGCGATCTTTCCTTGGAACTCTTCGGTATCTGCTGAGGTGGTCGGAGAGACCGCTGAGGAAATGTTAGACATGGCAGAAGAATTTATCGAGATCGGACCAAACATCACAATCAAAGTTCCATGTACAGTAGAGGGTCTTAAAGCATGTTCCGAGTTGGCAAACAATGAAATTAGTGTTAACGTAACTTTAATATTCAGTTCAGCACAAGCAATACTTGCATCCAAGGCAGGTGCAACATATGTGTCACCCTTTATGGGAAGAGTATTTGATCAATCGTTTGATGGTAATCAATTAATTGAGGAGATCGCAGATGTATATGCTACACACCAAGCAAAAACCCAAGTCCTTGCTGCATCGATTAGAGACGTTCATCAAGTATCCGCTGCTTTTAGAGTGGGAGCTGATATTTGTACTATCCCTATTACCATTTTTAATAAAATGTACAACCATGTTCTTACTGATAAGGGATTAGAACAATTTAATCAAGACTGGACATCACTACAAGAGAAACTCTAATGCCGAGATCGCAAATGCTTAAGATTGATATGGAAGCTCGTCTTCATAAACTGAAGACAGAGTTATATGAAATGGAAAACCAAACAGGCAAAACTGGTCAGTGGTGTGACGGTGCTCATTATGCCTATAACGAAGTTCTAAAAGTCCTACAAGAATATCGAGTATGAATAAAAAGAATCTGAAAGTTTTGATTCACGATCTTGAGTTTGCAATTGCAGAACTTAAGGCAGAAGTTTACTCTGACAGAGAATCCTACCTAGATAGTGAGATTGTGCAGCGAGTACAAACTTACGATGACGACGGATGGACCGACTAATGAAAATGAAACTGAATATGAAAACCCCTGGATTTATGATGGACAACCTTTTTTATCTAAAGACATTGACGATCATTACGGTTTCGTCTATTGCATTACAAATGTTTGTACTGGTAAGAGGTACATCGGTAGAAAATACTTTAACCAATTACGAAAGCCTAGAAATGGAGGCAGGCGAGTTAAGTCTGAGAGCGACTGGAAAAGATACTACGGAAGCTCTGCTGAATTATCTGAAGAGCGGAAGCGGCTCGGGAATCTTGCCTATAAGCGAGACATTTTAAGCCTACATAAATCTAAAGGTCTTACTAACTTTGAAGAGACCAAACAACTTTTTATCAATAACGTACTAACGGAGAGCATGGCCGATGGCACACCTGCATACTACAACAGCAACATCCTTGGTCGGTACATGCGAAAAGATTATTACAAGCCTTGACCGCTGCTGATTCCTCTGTTATAATTCAGGGGTAGTCAAGGGAATCCTCCAATGAACACAGAGTTCTACGACAATCAAGACACTGCAGACGCACTGTTCGACATTATGGTTGATCAACTGCATCACTTCGCTGAGCTTGAAGTAGAGGAGACCATCACTACCACTGGGTCAGTAGCTCAGTTGGATAGAGCAACTGCCTTCTAAGCAGTCGGTCGCAGGTTCAAATCCTGCCTGACCCGTTGTTCCTTCTCGGAACATATGGTCCACTATAAGGTAAAATCTTATGACTACAGCACAAAAGTTCTCGTCTGTTGTTGGTATTCTTTATGATGCCATTGATCGACAAGTGACCCTCGACATCGAGTATCCTATTCTTTATAATAAAGTTTTGAAATTTTACGAGGAGAAAGGTGTTGACTTTTATGGTGATGTAGATGATGATTATGACATTCTCATCAACAAACTTGAACGGGACCTATTTTATTATGAAACCTGAAGTTCTTCTAGAACGCTTCCCCTATCGTTATGTTCAGTCTGGGACGATCCAAATCAATGGTCGTCCCGACTATCGAATTCAAAAGTTCGATGAATGGACAAAGCGATACAAAGACATGTATCTCCTAGACAATTCACTTCAATTGGATTATGCTATGGAGGACTTTGAATACACCAAATGGTTAGACCCTGCTGGTGTTCCTTGTTACACTCGCGATACTGTTACTTCCTTCTCATGAACCCTTATCAGAAAGCAATTAAAGCACTCGAAAATTGCGTCAAAGACGCTATGGAAAACGATGTTAATGCCAGCACTCAAAGCGAAATCTGGCGACACTACCAGGGTATGAAAGCGATTGCAAAGCAACTCGGTCGTACATCCAACTACAGTATCTCTACTAGTGATACTGATACAATTTCATTTGATTATGATGGGATTGTGGCAGGGCAACCTGTTAACTTTCCTTCGTCAGTCGGTCAGGATGTGATCACCTTCTCTTAGTCTTTACCAATAGACTTTAAACTAGATGGCGTTTGCACAGGATGACAGACGCACATATCAATACTAAGGACTCATTAGGAGTCCTTTTTTATTGGATTTCAAATCTTAATATTTCAAAGTGCTTGACAAAACTTAATCTTTACTATATAATATGTAAAGAAACATTACGGAGTGTAACATGACTGTAACAACTGAAGACGGCGGACGTACAAACATGTATGCCACTGAACCTACAATGTATATTTCACAAACTGATGCAGAACGTTACGGTTATGAATCGTATGCTGAGAGAGCAGAGAAGTTGAACGGACGCACAGCAATGATGGGTTTCGTAGCAGCCTTGCTTTCTTACGCATTTACTGGTAAACTGTTCTTTGGAGTTCTCTAAACCTTTAGACAGTTACTATGGCACAAATTCCCGAAGTTATTTTTCAATCCTTTGACAAGGGGTGGAAGCAATTCACATCTCTTGACCTCATCGAAGATAAAAGAATCGTTATCTTTGCACTACCTGGAGCATTTACTCCTATCTGTAGCAACCTTATGCTTCCTGCCTATGAAGAAGCATATGATGACATCCGTAATCAAATGATCGATGAAGTCTATTGTCTCTCTGTCAATGACACCTTTGTCATGAATGCTTGGTTTGAGCAAATGGGTATTGAAAAAGTCAAACCCCTTCCTGATGGGAATGGTGAGTTTACTAATGCAATGGGAATGTCAATTCCTAAAACAAATAGGGGATTTGGATTCCGTTCTTGGCGGTATGCTATGGTAGTCGATAATGGAGAAATTGAAATGACCATGGTGGAAGAAGGAAGGATGGGTAACTGTCCCTCTGATCCATATATGGTTAGCGATCCTTCGACGGTCCTTAAGTATTTGAAAACCAAGTAATGAGTAATCCTAATCAACTCTGGGAAGACATGAGAAAACTGGATGACATGTACGAAGAACTTCTCTGGCATCCAGATGACGAGTTACAATTCTCTCATGATGGAGAGAAAATTATTATCACTAACAAAACTTTGGAGCAAAAGCAATGAACGAAAACGCAGAACGTATTAATGGTTGGGCAGCAATGCTCGGAATCATCGCTGCTATGGGCAGTTATGCAACCACGGGTCAGATTATCCCTGGCATTTGGTGATGGATACACCTAACTTCTTAGCATTAACAGTTGGATTTATGATAGCAAACTTTATGCTGATCATAATAAAACAATCTGATGATGGTGATGATGGTGGTGGAGATGGCGGAATGATGACACCTATTGTGGTTCCTACCAATTGATAAATAGATTCATATCGTCGCCGCAAGGGACCTCTGCCACATAACAGAAGGTCCCTTTTTTTTATACATAATTATGTTGACAAGCGAATCAAATCATGTCCAGAGATCCTAATAATACCTCCCGCTGGGTGGCAACTCGTCGTACTGATGAGAAAGAAATCGAATACTTGGTATCGCATAGCACCTGGTCCCCTGACAAAAGGTTTGCTAAGGTGTTCGATGCCCAATCAGAGGCAAGGAAATACATGAAAGAGTCTGGTCAGAAGGGCACGATCCGAAAATTTGTGCTATAATATGAGGGTAGTCACTCAACCGCTATGATCTTAGAAACACTCCTAGCTCTCAGTGCTGTCGATTACGATCACTTGGCTCGCACTGTGCAGGTAGAGGCGGCACCGAACACTATGGATGAATACTGCGTGGCAGTATCTGTCCTGAATCGTGTCATGTCTCCTTACTATCCTAACAATGTTGCTGATGTTGTTTACGCTCCTGGACAGTACGAAGGTTTCCTCTATAGGAGACCTGCTGCTCAGCAAGCAGTAGTCAAGCGTCTTATGGATAATGATAAGATGCTAGAAGCATACAGTATCATTGGAGCACGTACCAGCTTTAAAGGGCAATCCCAACTGCCTTGGCGCGTAGTATCGGAAGATCCGATGTGCGATCCTAAAGGGAACTTCTTTCACTTTCACTGGCAGGCATAAGTTGAGTATATATGCTCAAAGTTTATTCTTGACAGGTCTGGGAAACCGTAGTATTATAAATAAGTCAGCAAGTTAAGAGACCAACACATTTCTTAACGCTTCTTAACACGCCTCACCAAGACTAAACAGCGTGTCTAAACAAGAGTCTTTCATACCAACTCTGGAGGGTAGAGTTGGAATATCTTACCTAGTGTTCCCCGCACTTATACATAACCCTTTTTCAATTCAATGGCTTCAACACTTTCAAGGCAACAATCAACCTCATCGTGGGAAAATTTCTGCGAGTGGGTCACCTCCACCAACAATCGTTTGTATGTTGGTTGGTTCGGTGTGCTTATGATCCCGACACTCTTGGCAGCAACTATCTGCTTCGTAGTCGCTTTCGTAGCAGCACCTCCTGTCGATATCGACGGCATCCGTGAGCCTGTTGCAGGTTCTCTCATGTATGGTAACAACATCATCTCTGGTGCAGTTGTTCCCTCTTCTAACGCAATCGGTCTTCACTTCTATCCCATCTGGGAAGCCGCATCGCTCGACGAGTGGCTGTATAACGGTGGTCCTTTCCAACTCGTAGTATT